TAGGAGAGCCCTACGCTCTACGAAAGAGATTTCGGGATGGTGTTGAGAAACACCTCCGTGTTGATATTCATAGATAATCTTATCTAGTGTTTTTTGAGTAAGCATTTGTTATGCTCCTTTCGTTAGTAGCGGGTCTTATTTGCTAGGCTCACCCTTTCGGTTTATTTGCTAGGCTCATACCCTTTATTTATTTATACTATAATCATATACCTACCCACCGACAAATATCAAGTTAGAAACCCACACAAATCGGACATTGTGAGGCACATCACACGAAAATTGTGTGAGTTAGCACACATATGGGCGCACTAATTAGACAAATCGGACATTTTAAAATCGTGGATCATACAAAATAAAAATTTATTAACATTTTCATAAAAGTGATTTTACAGTCAACTGAAAAAAGATTTTAAAAAGTATTGACTCGACAATTTTTCGCATGATACAATTAACATGGTTTGTGGGGGGCTTACACTAAGGAACTCAAATGTACCAGATGTCGTAGCTACAAAATAAACCTCTTTCTCAACATTATACAATTTTTGTTAATGGGGGGAAAGGGGGGCTTTGCTAAAAAATCTAAATACCCAGATATCAATATAAATAATATATATAAAGGATAACTATGTCGGTTAAACCATGGGATATACTAAATCCAAACGAACCTAAGAATTCGGATCTTGGTGATAAAAGAATGTCAATATGTGAGACATGTCCTGAGTTAATAGCATTAACTAAAACTTGTAAAAAATGTGGTTGTTTCATGACAATCAAAACCAAATTGGAGAACGCCACTTGCCCATTAGGTAAATGGTAATAAAACAGTTGACTAGAATTAACAGATAATATATAATCAATCCATGGCGGCTAATCGAGTTGTTGTATGTGATAAATGTGGGCGGGAAATAGAAGTCAGATCAGGCTTTGCTCATATGACATTATCCAATCATTATAAGGTGTGTAAATGACAAGAACTTGTAGAGTATGTAAAGTAGAAAAACCAATTGAAGAAATGGTTATTGCTGTAACTAGCTTAAAAAAAATTCATTATAAATCTGTATGTAAATTATGTCAGGGTATATCTCAGAAAATTACTAGTCAACTAAAAAAAGATAATCAATATCCAGATTCAGATTATCGTTGTCCAATTTGTGGTGGAACTTCTCCTAAATGGTATTTAGACCATAGTTGGGAAACAGGAGAATTTAGAGCATGGCTCTGCAACTCCTGTAATATTGGTCTAGGTCAGTTTAGAGACAATATTGATCTTCTTAATAAAGCTATCGCATACTTGAATTCTAAGTAATTCTGAAATGCTATAATTAATAATATGTATAAATTTGATGTGTATGAAATTCCAGGAGCTGCTGCAATACTGGAGCCTTTGCCTGTAAAAAGACAATGGGCTACTGATTTGCCATATCCTCATGCATATAAATGTTTTCCAGTAACTCTTGCAAATCAGATGGGGTATGGAATATCTTTTCCAGATGACATAATTTTTGAGTGGGACGGCACTAATACTGCTTCATCAACTGTAAAAGTTCATGCTGGACATAAGTGGGTATATCTAGACAGGGGATGGGGAACTGTAAGTTTTAAAACAGGTTTAATATTTAAAACGGATGAAGACGTAAGCATGTTATCTTATCCAGTACCAAATCTTTTTGTGGATGGGTTTCAAATTTTTACAACATTAATATCAACTTCTTTTTTTGAATCTTCTTGGCAGGTAGCTGGACAAATTACAAGACATAATTATAAAATAATACTACCAGCTAGAACTCCAGTATCTGCAGTAATGCCTATTTCACTATCACATCTTAACGAATCTGTAGCTACTAAAAAACCTTTTGATCAACTAGAATATCAGAAGAATACTGGAAGTGACTATCATAATTATAATACTATGCAACAAAAATTAGGTAAAACTACTGGTCATTATAGAGACGGTAAAAACCATAAGGGAGTAACTTATGGAAAACATGAAGTAAAATCTATTAAATTGAGGTATAACGATGGTAACATATCACTGGATGAATAGATCTGACAAAGGTCTTGGTATTTCTACAATGCGTAGGATGTTTGAAAAAAAAGAAAAGTTTGGCTATGACTCAATTCTTCTTACATCTAAAGGAGTTAACTCAGACAATTGGATAAAATCTGCTCATATTATAGATCCTACAAAAAAGATTAAATATATGATTGCAGTCAGACCATATCAGCAGAGCGCTCAAATTGTAAACCAAATGGCTGCAGCATTTGCAGAGATCTCTCCAAATAGACTTATGTTAAATGTTGTATCTGGAGAAATGGGAGGCATGGAAATTGGAACTCCACCAGAACCAAGCTATGAAGTAGATATAGACATTTCTACTCCACTAGGAAGACTTGAATTTATGCCTGGGTGGATGGAAAGACTATCTAAAACATATGTAATGGGCAGAAAGCCAATAATCATACTAGGTACTAGAAATCCAGAAGTAATTCAGAAATGTGCTCAATACGCAGATATCGGTTTAGTCATGATAGATGATTTCTTAAAAAATAAAGAGTTATTTTTAAATAATTATAAAAGGGTTATGATTAGTGCTCAAATTGTTCTTAGAGATACAGACGAGCAAGCTAGAAAAGAAATTGAAGAAAGTTTTTCAGATCATATAAGAATTAAAAGATGGGCAATATATGGGACAAAAGAAACGGTAAAGAAAAAACTCCTAGAAATTGAAGCTATGGGAGTAACCGATATTCTCTTAAGTAATGGTACAGATGTAGTCGAGCAAAAAGATTCTGAAGTTGATCTTCTGGTATATGAAATTATGCAAGAAAGAAAAAAGGCGGGAACCTAAAACAATTTTCTTGCTATAATTAAGCCATATGAGTCCTTCTTGTAGGTATAACCATCAATGAAGTCTGAAAAGGTCTCTATAGCCAAGCAGAAGGCCTATTTGGCTAGATACATTAGAGAGCTTAAGGAGAAGACTCCTTGTTTGGACTGTGGGATTAAATATCCATATTATGTCATGGATTTCGACCACGTCCGTGGTAAAAAGCATGCAAATGTAATGGAACTAATCCCTACTCTGTCCAAGAAGAAGATAGATGAGGAAATTGCTAAATGTGAGATCGTATGTAGCAATTGTCATAGAGTTAGAACGCATATGCGTAAAATTTCCAGGAAATCTAGTAAAGCTTCGTAAATACAATATATAGCCCACATTGTTTCATGTGAAACATTTCTCTTCTCTCCCGCCGCCGCAATTTTTCGGGCGCACTTTTAATTTCGCACTATATTTAGTATACTTATAATTATTGGACCATAGCTCAGACGGCAGAGCGGGAAGCTGTTAACTTCTAGGTCCCAGGTTCGAGCCCTGGTGGTCCAGCGCCTTGTTAGCTCAGTGGTAGAGCATCCGCCTTGTAAGCGGAGGGTCAACAGTTCAAATCTGTTACGAGGCTCAGTTTCTTTCTATAACCAACACAGATACTTGTGTTGTCGTATTAGGATCTTCTGATATTCCAAAAAGTCTATCTTTAAAATACATATTTTCTAAAGTAATTGGTGGACCATCATGCTCTGCTCTAAGTCCGTAATTTGTAGTAGATACGTTTCCGTCTCCAATCAAAGCATGCTTGTTAGAACTAACATTTGTAATCACTATTGTGTAGTGTGAATCTACCGCATCTGCAAAAGTAAGCTCTACTGGAGTATTTCCTAGAGTTAAAAGTTGTGTTCTAATCATTCTCTTATTATACCGCCAAAAAGGACAAAACCCATTCAGAGGCGGATCCGAATGGGTTCTGCTGTTCTTGCGAACAAGCACTGGGAGCAAAAGTGGTGGGATGCTACAACCAGTGCATAGTTATTATTACATAATGAATTTTTTAAGTCAACTACTTTTCGTCAGATTCTTGTGGTGTAAATGATGGGGTAGGACCCAATAAAAATCCTTGATCGTGATATTGTATAAGTTTGGAAGTATCTTCAGGTCCTACCAATTTATTTGCAATAATTGTAAGTAGATCATATATGCGATGTAGCATGATGTAATTAACCATGTCTAGGTTATCTTCAATATTTTGTGATTCTTCTTTTTCAGTCATTTGGTCTTCCTAGGTCTTCCCAGAATTTTTCTCGACCCATAGCGTCTGTTTCTTTTATTTGTCCGCCGTCAGTTTGTATTTTCTCGGACGGCTCTTTCAATTCCTTCATAGACTTCTAACCCCATACTGTTTTTATATTTGCAAGATAGACAATATAAGTAAATTGTATCATTTAAATCTAAATTAGGCATTAGAAGGCCCTGGTCTACTGGGCATTCCAGTTTAGACACAAGGCCTTCCTCTGCTAAAGCCAAATATTTAGATACTGTTTGTATCTTCAATGACTTCTCCATTCCTATTGGTTAGGAAATTTATCTAACCACTTCTTAATCGCCCCTGTTTTCATTGACGACCATGAACTCCAATCAGTACCGCCTTGGGTCATGTAATACGTTATCTCTGCGTTTACTACGGGGTCAAATAAAAGTATATTTGACCTCAGTTCGAATTTCTCTTTGCGATCAATGCCGAGTTCACCCAACATATTAATCTGAAAAATTCCGTAGGAACTGTCTCCAGTATTCCTGTTACCATTGTAAGCTAGAGGTCTAGCATTAGACTCTGTCTTAGCAATAGCCCAAGCCGTTTTAAGGGCTTTTCCTTCAAAACCTACAGCCCAGAGTAGATTTACTAACTCTTTATCTGTAAGCATCTCCGAAGGCTTGTATACAGTGTTGCTGAATTTTTCCAGCGTTTCTTTTTTCAGTTGTTTTTCGTTTTTTGTTTCTTCTTTAACAACTTGCGCTGTTAAAGCGTTTGCTTGAGTTTCTATTGCTGATGGCTGGACACCAAATAGAAATAATGTTATCATTCCTATATGCACCCAACTATGAGCAACTTCGCTCAAACGTTGTTTGATATTCTCCATGGGCATTTCCTCCTATAGAGATAACGAACTATAATAATAGCATTGGCGGTAAGTTGCTGTCAAGTCAGTTGACTAGGATATAATATGCGTATTTCTTTGTATGTTCCAAGATCTGGATTAAATCCAGCTGTTGGCTTCGGGTACGCTGCACAAAATATAGTTAATTCTTTACATAAATTAGGTCATGAAGTTAGATGGTCAGACCCTAAATCTCAAGTACAGCTAAATTTTACACAACCACAACATTTTAAATTACATAAAAATCAATATCAAATTGGTTATACTCCGTGGGAATCAACTGGAATGCGTAAAGATTGGATAGACGCATATAATAATGTTTGTGATGAAGTCTGGGCTACATCTAATTGGAATGCAGAAGTATTTAAAAATAATGGAGTAAATAAAGATATATTAGTTTATCCACATGGCATAGAAAATATTTGGAAACCATATCGAAGAAAAGTAAATGATGTATTTAGATTTTTACATATTGGAGAACCTGCTCCTAGAAAAGGCGGGGAAAATGTATTAGAAGCATTTACTAAACTATTTGGAAATAATCCTAAATATAAATTAACTATAAAAGCACATCATACACATACATTAAGATATTATGATAAGTTTGGTAATGCAATAATGCCAAATGAAAAGTATTCAAATATCTCTATTATTACAGATGAGATGAGTGTTGAGAATCTAGTAAATCTTTATCATACCCACCATTGTTTGGTTTATCCTACATGGGGTGAAGGATTTGGTTTTATTCCGCTTCAAGGTTTAGCAAGCGGCATGCCAACAATAACAACTTATCCTTGGGCTAACTATGAAAAGTATATAGGTCCATTAAAGTTAAAGTCTCAACTTACAAATGAGACTTTACCAAAAGCTATTGGTGATCCACATGTTGGACAAATGTTTAAACCAGATCAAGATCATTTAGAAAAACAAATGCTAGACGTTACAGAAAACTTTAGAGCATATTCTGGTTATTACTATGCTCAGTCGACTGAAATTCATGAAGAATACAATTGGATTAAGTTGACTAAGAATGCATTTAAACATTTAGAAGAAAAATTTTAAAACCCCTTCCCACGCTAAATAAAGTTTGGTAGAATTGGTATCTATTCATTTTTTTATATTAACCGCAAGGCGGAGAAGGAGCTTTACACAAAAATGGCAAAAATTATTGAAAACCCCTATGAGAATTTTATTGCATTATCTCGATATGCAAGATGGATTCCTGAAGACAATCGTCGTGAGACCTGGGGTGAAACAGTAGATAGATACTTTGCCTTTGTGCTTGATCATCTATTCCAGAATTATAACTATGAGCCATCAACTAAGCTTATTGAAGAACTTAAGGATGCCGTTTACAATCGTAATGTAATGCCATCCATGCGTTCTGTAATGACTGCAGGCGCAGCATTAGAAAGAGATCATGTTGCAGGATACAACTGCTCATTTGTTCCAGTAGACAATCCACGATCATTTGATGAAACAATGTATATATTGATGTGTGGAACAGGAGTTGGGTTCTCTGTTGAATACAAGTATGTTAATAAGCTTCCTGCCGTCCCTGAATCATTTGAGAAGTCATCTACAGTAATTGTTGTAGAGGATTCAAAGACTGGTTGGGCTAAGGCATACCGTGAACTCCTTGCAATGCTTTGGGCAGGACAGATTCCATCAATTGATGTATCAAAACTTCGTCCAGCAGGTGCACGTCTTAAGACAATGGGTGGTCGTTCATCTGGACCACAACCACTTGTAAATCTTTTTGATTTTACAATTGCAAAATTTAAATTAGCAGCAGGTCGTCAGTTGAAGCCTATTGAGGCTCACGATATAATGTGTAAGATTGGCGAAATTGTAGTTGTTGGTGGCGTTCGTCGCTCTGCAATGATTTCTTTATCCAACATTAATGATATTGAAATGGCAGCAGCAAAGTCAGGCAACTGGTGGGAAAATAATTCACAACGAGCCTTGTCAAATAATTCAGTCGCATATTCTCGCAAGCCAGAAATGGAGCAGTTTATTGCAGAATGGAAAAACCTATATGATTCTAAGTCAGGAGAACGAGGCATATACAATGTGGCTGCTGCTCAAAAGCAGGCAGCAAGATGGGGACGTAGAGACCCTGAAATCCATTACGGAACCAACCCTTGTTCAGAGATTATTCTCAGACCTTACCAATTTTGCAACCTTTCTGAAGTTGTAATTCGTGAAGAAGATACTACAAAAACAGTAGCAGAAAAAGTTCGCTTAGCCACCATTCTTGGAACCTGGCAGTCTACCCTTACAGATTTTAAATATCTCCGTAAGATTTGGAAAGACAATACAGAAGAAGAACGATTACTAGGCGTTTCTCTAACAGGGCAATTTGGTAATAAGTTTTTCTCTGGAAAAGAAAACCTAAAGAAGCTTGAGGAGGCTTTGGAAGGTCTTCGTGATTATGCTCGTGAAACAAATAAAGAAGAAGCAGCAAAGATTGGCATAAACGAATCTGCTGCTATCACATGCGTTAAGCCTTCAGGTACAGTATCACAACTTGTAGGAGTATCTTCAGGAATGCATCCATGGCATTCACAGTACTATATCCGTACAGTTCGTGGGGATAAAAAAGACCCACTATCTACATTTTTAAAG